TTTAACACCTAATCTAATACCGTTTGAACCTATAATATTAGAAACCATAAGATTAAGATATCTAGCAACAAAAGAATCATTTCTTGCTAAATCTCTACTTCTTTCTCTTAAAATTCTTAATTGATTTTTTATTTCAGCGTCTGCTGATGTGCTTGAAGCTCTGAAATCTTCAAATAGTCTACCTGTACTTGCTCCTGCATATTTTCTGTACATAGGAGTTTTACGTACTTTTTTATTACTTCTTCCTATTATTTTGTCATACCAAGCCATATTTAAAACCTAATTTTAATTGTATTACCGGAATCTTTCTTATTTTTTATTCTTTCTTTCTTAACTTCTTTTAAATATTCAGCTTTATATCTGTCTCTAAACTGTAATAATTCATCAATAGTTAATCTTGACAATGATCTCCCAGCAATACTCATTGAACTTTGATCCATTGTCGCTCTATTTTCTATTACTGCTTCTATAGCATCTAAAACTTTTTTTGCATGGCTTCTAACTGAGCTTGTTGTAGTAGCGTAGTTTTGTTGTATTTCTGTAAAACCTTCAGATAATTTAATTCGTGCTGAATCACTTGATCGTGTAATATATGAAATCCAGTTATATTCTCCAGCTGTATATGATGTTGTATTGCTTGCTTCAATAATATATTCATCATTAGATTCTGTTGCAGTTAAAGTAAAATTAGCTGCAGTTGAACCATCAACTAAGTTGAATTCATAAGATAAAGCATAAGATGCAGTAGGGTAATCCGTGGATAAGTCTGTTCGCTTCCACGCCCAAAAATCTCCTAACTGCAACTCATTAGGTTCTGATGTAGGATAGTTTGTACTATCAAATTTATTGGCCATAAATAAAAAATAGTTTTTTTGATTATACTATTATTTATATCATGAAAAACCTCAATTTGTAATTATTTTCTAGAACATTATTTTTTCTTCAAAACCCATAAACAGTTTCTACTTTCAGCAGGAAACATAGGTGCCATTAAATTACTTAGTATATTTGTATCAAAATATTCACTAACTGTTTCAAAATATTGTTTCTGCCAGTCATTCATAAGAGGTTTATAATCTCTTATTGATGCGAAAGTTCCATACTTATTTTCAACAGTAAAATATCTTTCTAAAATATCTTGTAATTCAAAATGTTCAAACTCACATATTTCACCATTAATAATATGATTAGCTGCAGCTCCTACTTGTTCATCATAATTTGGCGTAGATAATAATATTGTTGTATTTTCATCTGCAAACTTACACATATTCTCTAAAAATATATCTGCATTTTTTTTACCTATATGTTCTATAACCTCAAAACTACAAATTAAATCATAAGTTTCTCCTGTAGGTTCTATATCAGAACATAAATCTAAAGTTTCAAATGATGCCCATTCTACATTTTTATATTTTTCATTTGCATCATTCATTGTTTTTTCTCTTACATCAACTCCTAAATACTTTTTGCATTTAAATCTATTTCTGTAAAATACCTCTAAACAACTACCTGTACCACAACCCCAATCTAAAACTTTCATGCCAATTTTTGCTCGTTTTAATACATGGGTCCATCTTAAGTAATGTGCAAATTGATCACGGTGATAAATATGTCGCTCCATTGCTGTATCTGGATTTAATTGTGTTGTGTTATATTTTTTCATAATATACTCCTTGTTGTGAAAAAATTTGATCAGCAAGATTACAACTATCTTGCCACCTTGGGTTAGAATTGTCTGCTATTTTATCTCCTATAGCTTTAGCTCCAACTTGTGTTGAAGGGTCTTTACTCCAAGTAGATATCTCTTTTGCAAGATTTAAATATCTATCTTTCCAAATATTTGAAATGTCTTTCATAAATATGTAAGTTTTGTACTTGCCAATAAATTAAACCTGAATCATAACCTAAGTCATTACTTAGTTTATTTAATATATGCTCATGCCAAGCATAATCATTTTTATAACCATAAACAGCATCATTAGACCTCATCTGCACCACACAATCAACTTGTGAGGATAAGGAGTTAATATAAAAGCTAACTGCATTAGTGCAGATAAAATCATTCTTGCCATTATCTTGATATTCTTCCCATATACTAGGTCTTGTATAAACCATAGTTGCTCTTCTAGAATTACTATTACGTTGTAATTCTTCTAAAGCATTATTATATTGATTAAAATATAATGGGGAGTTTATCAATCTTCCGTAATTTGAATTAATTTCTCCATTGTTATCTGCTGTATATTGCCATGCAGCAGGAGTTGGATCATAATCTATATCATGTATATTAGTTGATCCTAATTTATACCAGTTTATTTCTGCATCAATATATTCTTGATTAACTTTACCAAAAATTGTAGGTTCATCAGCTATAAAACTAGCTCCTAATATTTGTATTGTTTTACAACCTGTTTTATCAGTAATAAATTGATCTTTGTCATACATTGTTTGCAATGTATTGCGAATATCTGATACATTCATTTTTTCTTTTTTTCTTTTAAGAATGCACCATAAAAACTTGCATAATTAATTAAATCTAAAACTGAATCATAAGCAGATTCAAAATTAGCTGTTTTACTTTCAAAAGCTAAAGATTCTAATCGTTTAACTTTAGTATGTATCATTTTTAAATACGATGCATGCTCGTACGGAAAGTATTCTTGTTTAGCTTCTGAATCATTTGAATTGTAATCTTCGGCTTTTAATTCTTGTAAAGCTGCTGCTTCGCTTAATACTGAATGCATAATTTACTCCTTATCTAAAAAATCTAGTTTACCTATATTATCAAAATGTTGTGGTGCTTGCCAATCTTTTGGTTTAATAAGATCAGGTAATCCTAATGGATTTGGTCTTGTATCTTTTACTCCTATTTTTTTTTGCATGTTTGCATGATGTACTCGTTTCCATGCTTTTTTAATATTTACATCAAATGCATCTAGTGTTCCAAGTGCAATAACGATAATATCTATAAAAGCATCAACTACTTCATCGGCTTCTTGGTTTTCTATTGCTGTAATTAATTCGTTTAATTCTTCTTGAATAAACTTAGCTCGAAATTCAAGATAATGTAATTTTTCATTATCTGAAGCATTAGCAATAAACCGGTATATTTTGTAATACCGGTTTAAGTTTTTAATATCTCCGATCATATTAACTACTTAATGAATATGTGAGTGTTTTATTTCCTGTTATATTTTTTAAACAATTAACTTCAGTTGCTATTTCTTCTTCGTTAGCAATATATTCATTAATTAAAATTTGATATTTTTCCCAAGAAACAATTTCTTGTGCATATTGTTCTTGTAATAATTTTATTTCTGCTTGAACAATTAAAAGTTCTAACTCTTTTATTTTTAATTCGTTTTTTGCTTTTTCTATATTCATAATTAACTCCTTAAATTATGTTGTTTGTTTATAATATAATTATACCAAATCATATATAAAAGTATACCTTTTTATATAATTATTTCCAATTATTTACCCAATTTGGCCTATGATTAGCTCTAAATGAGCCTTTTTTAACGTTTTTTGTATGTTCTGCTTGTGTTGATTGATTTTTATTAATTAATTGCTCTAATCGATCATAATTTGGTTGAAGTATGTATAAAGCAGCTAATCCATAAACAAATGTATCTAATGCTTCGTTTCTTGTTGTTTTTTTAACCCATTCAAACTTTTTTGCGCCTTTAATATATTTAATTACACGTTTTTCAGATGTAAGCTGTCTAAAGTATTCTTCATCAACTGTTGCTGGAAAGTGTATTGTTTTAGTTTCAGATTTTAATCTTGTATAAATTGCTTCTTTAGCAGTATCAGCTCCAACTGGATATAAGACATGTCTTGATCTACCTACAAATGAAGGTCTTCCTGCAATTGGTTTTTGTGTTTGTGATGAACCTTTAATTGCAAATATCTTTCTATGTACTCTTTTTGAAGTATAAGCATAAACTTGTTGTGTGTGATGACCACCTGAGTCGATACATGTTGAAACTATTTTTAAAATCTTATCATCTTCTCTTGTAAATGAATTTAACAAGTATTGATCTAAGTCTCGCCAAACATGTGTAGAAGAAGGATCACCAAATATAACTTTGTAATCAATAACCCAACATTCGTTGTTATGGGACCAACCTACAACTTGTGCTTCTAAACGATCACCCTGCACGTCAACACCACAAGTTAATAATAATACTTCATTAGGAATTGTTTCATGATCATAAGTTTCACGTTTATCTAACAATCCACCATATTCAATACTTTCTCCTGGATCATCAAATGTTCTACCTAATGCTGTATTTACCCAAGTTTTTAACATTTCAGGTTGGCTTTTAACAGAATAAAAATCTACAGCCATATCTTTCCATGATCGCCAAGGTGAATACAACTCTGATATATGAAAACCTGCAGTTTTTTTAGTTTCTTGTGTAGCTACCCATTTGCCTTTAGATAACATCCACATCTTTTTTGTTTCAGGAATTATTACATCACAATGCTTACAAGTATATTCTGCAGTTTCAGGTTTTTTTGATTCCCAGTGAATTTGCTCCCATTCAAGAACTTGGTATTCATTACATTCTGGACATGGCACTTCATAATAACGTTGGTCCGATTCTTCAAATGCAACTTCAATTCTTGATAAACCTTTTATAGTTGGAGTAGAAGTAATAAATATTTTTCTGTTCCAGAATGTTGTTGTACGTTTTATTGCTAAGTTAATAGGATCGCCTTCTGAACCCGCGCTTGGATCATAACGGTCAATCTCATCACAAAGTAAAATTCTTATTGGTCTTGAAGCGAGACCAGCAGCAGAATTCGACCCAACAATATTAATATTGCCACCTGGAAATTGTTTTGATAAAACTGTATTAGAACTATCTTTACTTCTAGGGTCTTTTACTTTTGCTCGTAACCGATCACAATCACGAATCATATTAGCTAATCTGTCTTTACTCCATGCTTGAGCCATTTGTAAAGTTGGTTGTAATACTAAACATGGGCTTGGGTCTTGATCAATATAATAAGCAACTATATTGTTTAATATTTCAGTTGCGCCAACTTGTGCACTTTTCATAAAAACAATAGTATGAATTTTTGGATCATTAACAGCATCCATAATACCTTTTTGATATGGTGCTCGTGATGTTTTCCACATACCAGCTTCTGCCGATGATTCAGGTGATAATGTACGATAACTATCAGCCCATTCAGAAACAGTTAAATTAGGTGGCGGAGTCCAGGTCTTCTTTATCGATGAGAGTATTTTCTCTATATTCTCTTGGTATTGGGTCATTTGCTAATTCCTCTAATGCCTCATGTATTACATCTTTAAGTATTTTCTCTACTTCATTGAAATCGTTACTTGCTAATACTAAATGACTAACTTTATTTGGTATTGTTAATAGCTTACCTCTACAGTTAGCAGCATAATTAATCCAGGTTGACTCAACTTGATTAGTTGGTATTAGTTTTCCTTCAATTACAGCTACATCTAGTTGAGCTTTCTTAGCTTGAGCTGCTGTTAGCTTAGTTTTTTCTTCTGTTATGTCTCCAGTACCATCTTTTAACGTATATCTAGCCTTTTGTTGCAGTTCTTCTATGTAAGATTGCCTACAATGATCTAAATCTAGTGGATTTGGGCCTGGTTTTGGCTTAAATACGCCTTTTTCGACCAATTTACCTACATTTTGGACCGACATAAATAAATGTTCAGCAACTTCTTTCCTGGTGGCCATATTTACAAAATTAAACTCAATATGCCGGAAGTCTGTCTAACAAAACGGCGTGAGCGAATAAC